AAGAAAATACTTAGCGATACTCAGATCGAAGTTGAAACTCCTCTGCCTAGTGAATGTACAGCAGATAAACAAAAGATAGAGATAAACCTTTATCACGTTACGAATGCTACACAAGCAAGCGGTCTGTCACAGCCATCACGTTTGAATTTTGAGAACATGACATTTGAAAATCTATGTAGTAGATACTTTGAACTTGGTTCTAACCCTGTAGATAACGGTAATACTGGCGGTACAGATTTCATGTTAACATTACCCCAAGACCATGGATTCACTACAGCTAACCAAGAGGTATTAGCTAGTTTAGATAGTATTTCATTATGGAATTCTGATGGTACTACTGAGAGAACAGCTTCAACATTTATATGGGATGATATTAACAGAGCAGCTAAAGATACTGCCGCTGCTGGTACATCTGGTCCAGGTAAACTTCAGTTTAAGGCTGGTGAAACAGGTATTACAACAGGTGTAAATAAGCTAACAGGAAAACTAGCAAACAGTAAATCATTTAAGAGTGACTTTGGTGGAGCTGTTGGCGGAGATCATGGTGTTGTCGGTATCGGATACGAACGATGTATGCGTATTAATGACGGTCAAGATATAGTCTTTAGGAATTGTAAGTTCGATGGATGGGCTGAGGCAGTAATTCTAGATGGTTGCTACAATGTAACCTTTGACAACTGTACTTTCAACTCACCATTATGGACAGGTACTGGTCCTAACAGTACAGGTATTAAACTAATCGGCTGTACTAATGTTACTGTTAAAGATTGTACATTCAACGGAGCACACTATGCTATTAAGAACATAGACTCTGCAGAAGCATGCTATAACATTAGAATTAAAGATACTAGATTTAATGAAGTGTGTTGTGCAGCTTATCTATTAGGTATTAATAAAAATGTACGAATTGAAAATTGTGATATGATTTCTAGACCTTGGAATGTTAGACGATTAGCTGCAAGCAGAGGTATA